ATGCAGGAAACAGACGAATCTATAATTCACAACTACGAACCGTCATTTGACGGTTTTTGTTTACTTTATGACGCACTATTTACCGTTTACTATCAACCTACATCAACTTGCTTCTTCATCAATAATATTCAACACGTTTCCTTGAAATTCCTCCTCAGTTCCAACAAAATGAAACGCCCCAACGCACAAGTAATGAACGTAGGGACGTTCTTTTATTGATATCCCTTTGCTGTTCGGATATAATAGAACGTGTATTCTATTATCTGTTCGGAGGAAAAAGGTAATGAAAGTTCTTATGAAACCAATAGAAATGATTGCTTGGTTCGATTTGGAGGGTATGCCCCGTCCCGTTAGATTCCGAGTAGATGGAGAAGTTTATAAGGTTCATCAAGTCTCAAATATTTCAGAAGAAAAGCTAGCTGGCAACAGAATGAAGATTTATCGTTGCCAAAGTGATATTGGTGGGCAGCTAAAGCCTTTCGAACTAAAGTTTGAATTGCTGACGTGCAAGTGGTTTTTGTTTAAAATGTAGGAAGCTAAACGGGAACTGACATTGTAACCTTTGTCTGCAAACACTCCATTTTACAAGCTATAGATAATGGGAGATCTACTTTATCTGACAAAATTGTTTTAAATAATGGTGTCCATGCATTAGTATCTTGACACAATTGAACCAATTCACCGTCCATTTTCTCATAGATAGACAAAACTATATTTGAAACATATTCTAACATCACTTTCCATTTAACGTTTTCCAATAATTGCTCTTGTTTATATCTTAAATGAGCAATATTACAACGCACACTATATATATATGCTGAAACTTTTTCTGATTTGTTTTTACAATCTCCTTCATCAAGAAGAACTTCATAAAAATTAATCACTGATGTTTCAGAAGCATACTTTGCAATAACCTTTACAATATTAGATGACTCTATCGATCTCAAATGTTCATTAATTACAATATCAACTGCTTTATTGTTATCGATATTATATTGAATAGCAATTTCACGAGCATTCATAATGATGAATAAATATTCGATACATTGATATAATTCTAGAAACTTATGTTCATTTATCCCACCCTGTATTATGCTTATAATAGAAATAGAAATGCTACGACTACTCTCCAAAAACAATAATTCTCGGAAATTTTCAAAAGTTTTCTCAGTCAACGTATTATTAGATTCTATGGTTAACATAATTGCATAAATACGAAAAAAGTCTTCATCATATTCCACTTTAAAACTACTATCTTCAATTATTACCACTATGAATTCTTCAAAGAACTCTAAAATTTGACTATATGTGAAATCCACATGATCCAAACCATTTTCATCTTCAAGTTCTAAGCATTCATCAATAATTTTCAGAGAAGTAATTCCATCTTTAATATCAATACAACCAAATCCCAAGGCTAATATGCCGATTCCCTGTTCAATAGCGTTGTCATCTACCTTTTTTAGATCTAATACCTCTAATATTTCAGAATACTTATTTGGGAAAACGACATACCTTTCTTCTTGGTATCTAGCTGTAAGTAAATAAACAAAATTTGTTTTGATTACTTTAAACTGAGCCTTAGAAACTACATCTTTGACTGTGGTTCTTAAACCATCCTCAATTTGAAGATACCTCTTGGTATTAGCTATCCGATATTTATCATCATCATCGGTAAAATCTATTAATTTATTAAATATTCCCTCAATAATTTCTATTACTTTTTTTGACATTTCATTCTCTCCAAAAAGTCTCAAGTGATTTTATTTCATCGAGTTCCTCATAACGCAGCATCTCTGTAAATACATTTTTGAACAGATGTCTCATTTCATCTCCAATTTTAGATTTTGGCAATGCTTCAACAACATCATTTAAACTTATAAGTCCCAAAAAAGTGATATTATCGTTCCGTTCAATAACCGATAACATTATGTCTATTTTTTGTATAAGTTTTTCCATACGGAATTTCTTTTCTTCTTCTGTACGCTCGATAGGAACTTTTCCCATAATAAATTCTGCACAAGCAACAATAAATCCCAAACATACTGGTGTACTTGTAAATATATCTTTTCCACTTTTGAACTGTTTCTTATTTATCTCATCTTCATTATTATATTTTGCAAAAGCTAAATCCAATTTACATTGCAATCCAAAAGATCTAACGAATAATAATAGATTAATATCCTTTTCAATTGATTCCATCATATCAAATCTTTGAAATTCGTCTGCTAATTCATCAGAAACATTTACCTTAACTTTTCGAGTATTAAAACCCAAATACATTTCTATAAGCGATGATTTATTGTATCTCCCTGCTTGGCTTCTACGTTTTCCATCGTCCACTCCCAAAATATCAATTTGTCCTATTAGTTCCGGATAAAATTCCTCCAAGTTTTTTATGATGCTTTTTGAAAGATTTGCATATATCACTTCAATTTGTCTTCTTGTATTCCACGGAACTTGGCCAGTGTTTAGGACTAACATCCGGTATAATAACTTTGTACTCTGATTAGCTAACCAAAATTCCACCCGTATTTTACGAGTTTCATTTCCTTCAAAATTTAAAAAATATATTCCACTTCTCTGAATTCCATCTATAAGAGAAACATTAGTTTTCTCGATTTTATTTAAAACGGTTGGTAGTTCATTTTCAAGTTCTGTTTTACTAATTTCTTTAATAATACCAAATTCGTCTACTCCCAAAAGTATTCCGATCACAACTTGCGGAAACAAAGCTCCATTTTTAAAGTCATCATTCATACGCTTTCTGATTTTACTAGCAACAGAGGATCTTTTTATTATTCCACGCTGTCCATCAATGTTACCATCAGTATTAAATGATTCAAAAACAAGTTGCTTATATTCATCCAATGTCATAGATGCAAGAATTGATACACAATCACTCCTTGCGTCTATTTCTCGATCTAAAATTTCCATTACGCTCACTCCCTATTTCTTTAACCATTGTAGACACCTTTAAACATTCTACACACTTCCTGAATATTCCTGCCAAATTAACAAATATTACATGCATAGCAAATAGCTAGCGCGCAAAATCACCTCATACTATGAGTGCCCTTTATAAGTTAGAGGAGGCTACTGTCTAACGCTTATACGTTATATACGTTCTTATACTTATATATATCGTTATTCTAATATTGGGTATGAATTTAGAAAAGTTACCGTGATTTAGTAAAATTTAAAAATTTATTTATTTTTGTTTTCTGCTTAGTGATACTTGCAAAAAACCGTTTTGACCGCCTATTTTATGTAGAGGTATAACGATCTACACAATGAACCACTTGGTCTTAGTGATAGCTACACTAGGGCATTTCAAGAGTGGTTCTTTTTTTATGCTATTTCTAGACCCTCATTTTGGGGGAGTAGCTCAGTCAGTTAGAGCACGGTCCTTATAAGGCCGAGGTCGATAATGCAATTCTATCCTCCCCTACCATTATTTCCAATGAAAGGCCCGATCTTTATGCGAAAGAAACCAAACCTTGAGATCCTAGACAACGATCTAGATTTACTCAAGTATAGTGAAACCTTACCTCGATGTCATGTTTGTAGGCATTACCAATCCTCAGAATATCATTTTTGCACTTTTTATAACAAAGTAATTTTCATAGAAATTCTTGGTCTATGCACTGAAGAAGATTCTTTTGAGGAGGTAGTGCATTGTTCAAATACTGGAAAGAAGAGCTAATGGTCCTGCTTATCTCTGCTATGATGGGCTTGACTCTGACAAGTTCGACAGAAGCAGCTACGTCAAACATGTCTGAAGGATCGACAGGTGCTCCAGTTGTTGAGCTTCAGTCTAGTCTTAATACCGTTGATAATGCTCATTTGAGTTTGGACGGTGATTTTGGAAATCTTACTAAGCAAATTGTAGAGGCATTTCAGGCATCACAAGGACTTACTCCCGATGGGATCGTTGGTCCTTTAACTCACGCTGCCCTGACAAAACAATTAAATACTATACAAGCAGCTCAAGCTCACCAACAAAAGACAAATTCATTAATTACCACAGCAGAGTCGTATATCGGTGTTCCGTATTTATGGGGAGGAACAACTCCAGCAGGGTTTGACTGCTCTGGATTCATGCAATATGTGTTCGGGAAAAATGGAATAACCCTTGATCGAGTGTCTGCCGACCAAGCTAAAAACGGAAATACAGTCTCCTACAGTAACATCCAACCTGGCGATCTCATGTTTTGGGATCTGAATGGCACTGGAACGGTATCACATGTCACTATGTATATCGGCAATGGGCAGATGATTGGATCAGAATCTAGTGGTGTCAGAATTATTACTATTGATTCATGGTGGACCTCGCGCCTTGCCGTTATCAGATCTCAGCATTAAGGAGGAGTAGCTTGTGTTGCCTAGTATCGACTTAGAAAAATATAGCAAAGAGAAGATCCTTGCAGCGCAGCTACTCTCCTCCAAAGACGAAAACGGCATGACAGATGCACAGATCGCTAAGGAAGTGGGGATAGAATCACGCACCCTTTACCGCTGGAAGCTTGAACCTCTCTTCATAGAGTTGCTTATGTATTATGCCGAGCTTTCCATGGAAAATTTCACGGCAGAATTATATTCAAAACTTAAAACCTCAGTCCGTCAAGGATCTACACGAGCAATGGAATTGGCCCTGAAGAATCGCGGAAAGCTGATCGACAAAAAAGAGGTCAGTGGAAATATAGCAATCGAACAAACCTTGAGCCTCACCCCGGATGTTCTTCTCTCAGAGATCGAAGAGCTAAAACGAAAGCTGGCCTCCTCCAATAAGAGTGCATTGCCCGCTGTGAAAGTGATTGATGCTGATTATGAAGAGCTGTGAGAGAATTGCTTCAATAAAGCTATTGCAGCAAAAGATCAGTCTATACGAGCAGCTTGAATCATCGGGCAGCTTGGGTAAGGCTGATCTGGTTAAATACAGACAAGCTCTGTTGGACGTTGACAAGCTGCAACGAATAGAAGAATCTTTTCAGGATATTATGGTTTTTGCATTCAACTATTTCAAGGGAAGTGAGTCCGGGGATCTCTTGCAGGAGCATACGCCTTCGCCTCAATTCCACTGGGAGATAGCTAAGACATTGCGCGAGACAGCTTTGAACGAGTGGTCAAGCAAGAACTTAGTAATTGCTCCAAGATCTCATAGTAAATCAACCCTAGTCAGCAATATCTTCGTATGCTGGCTTATCTGCTTTGCAGAAGATGTGAAGAGGTACTATTGGATTCTGCTAGGTGACAAGCAAGGTACAGCAATGCAACAGCTCAACGTGGTCAAGTATGCCTTTGAAGAGAATGAAAAGTTGAAAGCTGACTTTGGCGATCTCAGATCAAAGACCTGGAATGCACTAGAAATCATTGGCGGTTATCCTGGGCATCTAGTCAAAGTACAAGCTGCTGGTACAGGCGAAGCCTTGCGCGGATTAAAATTTATCAATCACCGCCCTTGCATTCTTGGGGATGATGTCGAAGGACCCAGTGATGTATCAACGCCAGAACAGATAAATAAAACTCTGACCTGGTTTGACCAAACTCTTGCTAACTCAGGTGATCCAAGGAGATCCTGCCAAATTTTAGTTGGGACGGTTCTCCATTATCAGTCTCTGTTGGCTACTCTTGCCTACTCACGTCCTGAGTGGGGTGGAAAGGTCTACAGGGCATTGGTGAGCTATCCCGACAACATGAACCTTTGGGACAGGTGGGCCAGAATCTACCACAGCAGGACCGAAGGCAATACTCCGATGGATGCAACGAAGCTGGCTGGTGAAAAAGCCCTCCAGTTCTATGAGGATAATAAAGCTGAAATGCACCAGGGCGCGGAGGTATTGTGGCCTGAACGTATGCCGTTATATGAGATCATGCGCCAAAGAGCTGTGAACCCATATGCGTTTAGTACAGAGCTACAAAACGAGCCTATTGATATTGAAACTCAAGTCTTTAAAAGCTACACCACGTATGACCCAGCCGAATTCAACCTCGATGAGCTAACCATTTTGGGGGGTGTGGACCCTTCGCTCAAAGAGACAAAGCGCAGTGACCCCTCTGCTATCCTGACTGTCGGGAAATCAAAGATGGGAATTTATTATGTCCTGGACGTTGACTGCCGAAAGAGAGCACCAGATCAGATTATTGATGATTTGCTCAACAAGGCGAAAACATTCAACTACAAGTGGGTAAGCGTTGAAGCGATTCAATTCCAACAATTTTTCAGTGACGAGGTTAAGAAACGATCAGCAGTAGCTGGTCTTTATTTGTCTGTACGTGAATTCAAGTCAATGGTCAAGAAGGAAATGCGAATTACATCCATTGAGCCACTAGTGACAAACGGGTATATCAGGTTCTCTGCAAGTCAACTTGTGGGAGAGACTGGGGATCAATTGAGATATTTTCCGAAGGTAAAATTTGATGACATATTAGATTGCCTAAGTCAGATCATCGAGCAAGACAGAAAGAAGAGTGGTCGTGGTTCTATCTCCAGCATTTAGGAACATTTAAGAAAGGAGACCAAAACTTTGACCTTCTTTGAACGATTGAAGGCTGCAGCCGATGCAATGCTCGGTAAGATCCCGGAACAAAAAGGATATGCAAATCCCTACTTTTGGGGCAGTTTCATACAAAATTATGGTGGCTCGGTTAGCTCACGTCAAGATATGAACTACATGAAATTACGTCAGCTTTCTGAAACTGCAGTCCCACGAAGAGCCATTCGGTTCATCAAAACTCAAGTAAGTCGGTTAGATTGTAGCATCGAAGTTAAGTCTGGTCAAAAAGCAACAGCCAAACAGAAGCAAATTATTGAAGCTTTAAACAACGTATTCAATTCCCCAAATGGAGAAGACAATTGGAGTTCATTTTGTGAAAAACTGATCGAAGATTTACTTGTGATCGGTTGGAGCACGGCAGTCGTAAAAGAGTGGCCAGAAAGCCCAGATCATCCATTGCTGTTATTCCCCAGTGATGCAGCCAGTTTTCAGATCTACACTGACTGGGACGGCAATCCGAATTCACGTAAATATGCTCAGTTTTCTCGACATGGAGAGCAAGTAGATTTCCTTCCTAAAGAGTTGTTCGTGATCAAGTTTGATAGCAGAACCAGTGAGCCATTCGGCCTTTCTCCAATGAGTGTTTGTGCTCAAGAGGTCGAATGGCTTTTGAATGCAATGAGTTATGCCGGGGGTGTTGCTTCGTCAGCTCATCCGAAGAAGTTGCTCCACTTAGGTGAGGATGCTGACCCTGAATTCGTCAAGGAAGTTAGAATGTACTTCCAGGATGAGGTTGAAGGAAGATCCTCCCTTCCCGTGACAGGTGGGACAAAAATGCCTACCACTCTTGATCTTGGGGCCAACAATGATGAAAGTCTATTCCTTAAGTACCAGGATCGTCTCATCACATTAGTCAGCTCAACCTTTGGGTTAGACCCACAGAAGTTTGGGATCTTATCTGCAATGACCAAGTCTACAGGAGATAGTTTAGATTCAGTTACAGACGATTCTTCGATTCGACCAGTAGCCCACATGATCGAGGAAGCTATCAACAACTACTTCCTTAGAAGATTCGGCATTTATGATGTTGCCGAGTTCAAATTCAGGTTCACTACTAGCCAGAACGATGTGAAAGCCCTGGCTGTTCTGCATCAATTACGTTTACAAGATGATTCAATGACGATCAATGAGAGTCGGTTGGAAATGGGTAATGCCCCATTGCCTATAGACAAAGATTTGAAGAAATCTCCTGGGGATATGACGTTAAGTGAATACCGAGCATGGGTAGAAGCAAAGTACGGAGCCATTGCTGCAGCTGCTATTCAGGTCGAACAGGCAAACATGAAAGCAATCTTGATGGATGATCAAGCGGCTGATGGTGGACCCGTCCCACCTGTTCCAGTTCCAAAAGCAGATCAGCAAACTAAAGCTCAACAAGGAGCCAACGGTGTTCATGGAGCAAGTGGTGCTCCGAAGCTCGATCCACATGCAGGTACACCGATGGCAAAAGATACTGCCAAGAAAACTTAAGGAGGTGAGCAATGTGACACAAACTCTTCAAACTATTAAATCGCTTCATGCTGATGGTAGTTTTGCTTTAGGCAATCTTGATCATCCAAACAAGATGCCATTCAGTGGAATTCTGACCTACTTCGATATCCCAAGTGATAAAGCTGTAGGTGGTGCAAACGGCATGAGGGTAATGATCCCCTCCCAGTTTGGTATACCTTCACTTGCTTCTCTTCAAGGGATGGCAGTTGACTTCGATGCCCTCATGATGGACAAGCACGTTGCTTCCCACAAGATTGGGATCATTGAGAAAGCCTGGGCAGAGGCTGCTTTAGCAGATGGATCGACACCAATTCACGTCAGTGGATATGTGTTTGCCCACGATTTCCCCAATGAGGCAAGTGATATTAGACAGTTCCAATCTGATCTGGGGTTTAGCTATGAGACAATCAACACCCCAGTAGTCAGTGGAAAATATATGGATGAAGATGTTTTTGTTGTGTGTGGTGAAGTGATATTCAGTGGTGCAGCCATTCTTCGTGCCGACAAAGCAGCCTACACTCAAACGTCTCTTGCTGCACAAGCAGAAATTAATGGAACGGAGGTTACCGAATTGGATTTTGAACAGATGTTGGCAAAAGTGATCGAGGGTCTTGAAGCTAAATACACTTTGACAGCAAAGGCTGATGAAGTAGTAGAAGAACCAGTGGTGAAAGTACCTAGCGTGGAAGAGACTGTTGTAGAACCAGTGGTTGAACCTGTAATAGAAACTGTCGATCCAGTCGTTCCAGTGGTTGAACCCGTAGTGGAAGTTGTTGATCCAGTCGTAGAAACAACTAATTTTCAGGCAATGGCAACTGACCTTCAAGCAGCTCTGGAAGCTATGAAACAAGAGCTTGCTGATCTCAAAGCAGAAAGAGTTGAAGTGGCAAAAAACACCCACAAAGGTTTCAGCTACCCAACCACATTGGCAGCTAAGTACAACTTTGAAGCAAATGCAGATTCTTACGAAGCTCAAATTGCTGCTATCGATGCTCGTACTGATTTAGAGCCTAGCGAAGCAATGGCCCTTAAGTGGGAGATCCGGGCAAAAGCACTGAAAAAGTAAGATCCCTATTAGTCCTTGGCATTCCGTAATCGGGATGTCTTTTTTTATGCAAAAAAATAGTTAATGAAAGAGGTTAGCTTAGATGGCACAATTTATTAACATGCAAGCTGGAGCAGCAGATGCAATGGTCGTTGGAGGTATCATCGTCCCTGAGTTCCAAAAAGAGATCGTTGATATCGTCAAGAGAACGTCTATCCTCGGTGACCGTATACAATACGTTCCTGCCGTTGGTTCTCCTTCTCGTTGGTTCGAGCAAACTGCTATCCAAACTGCAACCTTTACAGCTACTGGTGGTTCTGGTGGAGGTACTATCACCGCCACTAACGGCACTCCGACCCGTGTAGAACATGCCCTCCAAATCAAAGGTCTTTCCGCACAACTCACCTATTCCCTCTTCGACTTAGAGACGATCGGGCAACAAAATGTGTTCCCTGAGTTGAAAGCTAAAGACATGATGGACATGATCAATTCCATTGCTTTACTCCACGGACAAGCTCTCTGGAATGGTACGGACACCGTCAATGGGGGAACTGTAGGTAACTCTGGAATTCAGTATGTGGGTCTTGTAAATCAGATCTCTACCATCCAAACAATCCTCTCTTCTGTCTCCATTATCGATAGCATTCGTACTCAATGTGCTAAGATGGCTGCCTCTACTCAGTACAATCTACTCGGACAAAAATATTCCATCTATATCAATCCACTAGCCTTGGATTACCTAGAACAAGAGGCAAAAAATGCCGTTGGAACTGTAACACGGTATATGGAATCTGACGTAACTTCAGTCGGTGTCGGTTTGACGGTATCTGGAATTAGAACTGCACTCGGAACATTACCTTTAATTCCTGAGCCGTTCCTTGGAATGAATAGTTTCGGGGCTGCTGCTCCTACTAATCAGAATAACTACCCATTTGCTATCGTTTGTGAATCACTGGTTGAGTATCAATATATCGGTAGCAAAATTCCTCGTATCTTTGAACTTGGAACCTTGCAAAACCTGAATTCCACCTACACCAGCGTAATGTTCGGTGCTCCTGTCGTCAAAGGTGCATCTTATGCTCACGTAATCGGGAATATTCAACGTTAATCTTACTGAATCTGACTTGGGGTGTGTCCTAACTGACATGCCCCTCTTTTATTGAGGAGGAGCACAGATGGTAAAAGTTAAAGAATCTGCAACAGAAGAATTAGAGAAAGTCAATGTCGAGCTTTTAGAAGTTAAAAAAGGAACCCACACAATTTATCATAAGCTTGGTGTGACTTCATTTAATGATGGTATGGCTGAAGTAACTGAAGAAGTTGCTGCTGTATTGAAGGAAGCCGGAATGGTGAAATAGCATGGGACGTTATATTAAAGAGGAGCGCCCAGAAGCGGAAGCATTGTTTGAACGATTGATCGGTTACTCATATGCCGTTGCAACTCATATTGAGAACCACACATTCGGAAAAAACACAGGCTGTCAAATAAAGCTTAACTATATGCCTGTAGCAATCCTCAAATGTGAGGGTTACTTAGTCTTTGACGAGCTACGATTCAAAGATTGGATGGCAATCCCTATCGCAAATATATGCCAAATGGGTCAGGTGTTAGATATCCCCCCCTCCATATTTCAAGTGCCTTTTGAAAAGATACGTGTGATTTACTTGGCTGGGGAAATAGAGATTCCCGAAGAAATTAGAGGAGCAGTTCAAGAGATTGCCGATCTTCTTGCTGATGAAGATATGAATGAATGGAATCTACCACTAAGTCAATCCGCGTTGGACGTAATTGGCAAATATAAAAAATAGGGAGAGGAGGAAAACCCTTGTCTATGTATTTGACTGTTGCAGAATTCAAAAATGCCCCTACTGCAATTGATTGCTCCAATATAATCCCTGGTGGCACTCAAGCCCAAAACGATGCAGAACTGACGAACGTCATTCGACGTGCATCGTCCTGGATCAATCAGATCTGCAAAATGCCAACTCTTGAGGCCACATTAAATACAGAAACAAAAGAAGTGACTATGAACGCTACTGGATTGATAAGAGTTCATCCTGACATGGTCCCGATAATCACTCTTCTCGATTCTGTGCAATACAAACTATCTCCACTCAACAATTGGATTCCTTTGACTATGACAGACATAGAAGTGTTTCCAAGATACTTCACGATCTACAACCTAGCCGAAATGATGATTAGTCCTCAAGGGGTACAGCCTTTCTCGATCCTCCCATATAGAAATCCATTCACCAAGTGGAGAATGAAAAACATCCCCATTATACTCCAATACACCTATGTGAATGGATACCCAAATACGACCTTATCAGCAGATGCTTCTGCCGGGGCTAACTACATTGGAGTTAAGAACGTGACAGGAATGGTTAATCAGACAATCACGATCTACGACAATGATTTGACTGAGGAAGTTCTGATTAGCTCAGTGTCTAATGGTACAGTCAATCTAGCAGCCCCACTTCAATTTTCACATACATCCGGGGTTGCTGTTTCTGCTCTACCCGACAGTGTCAAACAGGCAGCTATTATTTTGACTTCTTATTTCATCCAAGAACGTGGAGCATTGAATATCAGCATGGGTGAGCAGACCTTGCAAGGAGTCAGAAGTTCTGCCGGATCAGGTGTTGAAGTCGCTAAAGAATTGCTTAAACCTTTGATTCGTGGAGTGATCTCTTAATGGGTTATAAAGTTGAATTCAATGAGTATACAGCTTCATTGCTTCTTAGGTTCACAATGTTTGATACCCTCTGGCTTTCCTATATGAGTGAGTTAGCTGCCAAAATGGGGACCGATGCCAGGGAGCATATCAAACCATTCACGACTGCCAAATCAGAATGGAATAATTCCACACATGGAACTGGATCAATGGCAAATTCTGTTAAAGAAAATGTGACGATGATCGGTTCTGGTTTTGGGATTACCTTCAATGGAAATTTCTATGGTAATTATTTGGACGTGGGTAACTTCCCGGCATCTACAACAATATCCCGTCCCAATGGTAAGCAATTCCCAGTAGGGTTACGAGCTGGTCAAGCTGCCAAAGACATAACCGTGACACGGTATATTCATGGAATAGGTAACTACAACCCTAAAGATTGGCCCGCCCATTTTTCTGATAAGACAGCAAATTGGTTAGCTGAAGAGGGAAACATGCAAAAGTATTGCGATGATTTCATTGGTGGGTTTTTAAGGGAGTTGATAATGCCATGAGCAACAATAGGCAGGATATTAAAGCTGCTATAAAAACAGCACTCCAGGGAAATGTACCAAATGTCAAATCAGTATTCACAGCTAGGCAACGATTAACCCCAAACAGCCTAACTCCAGTGATAACTATATACTTGCCTGATGATAAAGAGAACCAGGTGTCAAGTCCTGCTCCAATTGGTAAACGTAGAAAGAACTACACTGCATTACTCGAAATCATCATGATAGATGCTAACCCACTACCTGAAACTGGTGAGGCTATATTTGATGGAATCTTGGATGATGTGGATGTAGTGCTTCGTCAGAATTTTAATCTAGGCGGTGTAGTCGATGGGAGCGCAATCAAAGATCTAGAAACTCACGTTGCTACACCACAGATGGTAGAAGGAAACACTATCTTTAGAGTTGGGATCAAGAAGTTTGATATGGTTCTGACGATCCAGGGCACAGGTGCTTAAAGGTTTCTAGAGGATTCCAAAAGGAGGAAGACAAATGAAGAATGTTAGATACATTGGCACATATGAAGTCTACTTGCCTACGTTAGGTTTATATGCTGCTCCACAAGATGTAATCGAAGTTGAAGACGATTTCGAGAACCATCTTTTTGTTTTAGTTAAGGATGGAGACGTTGCTCCAGAAGTTCAAGAAGCTACAGAAGTTCCGGAAGCTCAAGAAAATGTCAAAGAGATTACAACAGTTGTCTGAAGGAGGATAAATAGCAATGACAAAGTTATCAGCATTACAGCACTTAGGGCTTGCCTTTGAGACCACGTTTGGAACAAAGGTAACGCCTACTGTTTGGGTTCCAGTTAATAGCTGTAAACCAGTGGATGATATTAAAAAGATCAATGACGAAGGTAGACGTGCCAACCTCACAAAGATCTTCAACGTTTACGATGGTGTGCAATCTGGCAAGGTGGATATTGGTATGGATGCTTACCCGGATGCCGTAGGTTACTTCTTGAAGGCCATCTTAGGACAAGACACTGTAACCGGGTCAGGCCCATATACCCACAAGTTCACTTTAGTTAACGCAGCTGGTCCTTCAAGCACTCTTTCATTTTATAATGGCGTAGCTGAACATGCTTATGCTGGTGCAATGATTACGGATGTGTCTTTCAAGTTTGATACTGAAGGTGTAATGAGCTGTGATGCTAAGTACACCGGGATCTTGGGTACTGTGGTCACAACCACGGTTCCAGTTTATTCAACAGCTCTGCCTTTCATGGGTTATCAAGCATCCCTCCTGGTTAACTCTCTTGCAAATACTAACCTTGTCGCTGGCGAGGTTACGATTAAGCGTGATGTCAAGTTATTGTACGGTGCGAATGCGAGCACAGCACCCACCAAGGCAAGTTCTGGTCGGGTTCAGGTGTCTGGCAAGCTCACGTTCGATATTGAGAATGAAACTGCTGAGTATAACTTGTTCGGGGGTGCTGACGTTCCCCTCGTACTGACCTTCACTCAATCAGCTAACGTATCCTTGGCTTTTCAATTCACACTAGCTGATATTACGAAAGCAAATATTGATTCTTCTCAAGAGTTTGTTCGGGTAGATATGGAATTCGATGCTTACTACAATGCAATAGATGTAGGACCTTGCACAATTACTTTGAAAAATGCTGTAGCAACTTACTAATCTTAGGAGCATCTTAAATGCATCCAATTAAAATTTGAAAGAGGTAGTTTTAAATGGCAATTCGTGTAGATATAGCTGAACTCGGAGAAAACCAATATGTAGAGATCCGCGATCCTAAATTCTTGTCCTGGGGCTTGCAAAAGCAAATCACCTCTATCGTCATGAGTGATGCTAAGACCGATGCCCAACTGGACGTAGCTGAAATGGTTGCAGTTGCAATCATCAAAAACGGGAATGTCCTAGATGAGGATGGCGATCCAGTAGTATTCCCTTTGACTGAGGAGACGGTTAAGAATTGTCCTTCCGTTGTTATCGAAGTTGTAACAGCCAAGTTCACTGAGTTAAAAAATATGAAGGTAGACAGAAAAAACTAATAACGAGAGTGGATTCAGCACTCAGGGGATACTCAGATAAAGTGCCCCTTGAGTACGCGGAATTCACTCTCATACGCTCAATGGGGTGGACCTATACCCAGTTAGATGAGCAGCCAGCCGAAAAGATCGAGCTGGCTTTTTTATTTCTGCAACGTGAGAACGTCTATCGAAAAACTCAAGAGTCTTAATGGTCCAAAGGAGGGAGAGGATGGTCAATTATGGCAACTAATGTTGAAGCCACACTTGGGCTGGTCATTACTGCCACAGACGAAGCTTCCAAAGTATTCCAGGACTTTGCGACCAATGTATTAACGGCTTTGACAGGTGCAACCGCAGCTGTAGAACCGCTACAGACAGCAATGGAAGATATGGCCTCTGCTGTAACTAAAGCTACCGAAGGGACAACTGAAGATCTTGAGAAAGAGATTACTGAAATTTATTTGTCCCGGAATGCTCTACTTGATTGGGCAATAGATCATCAATCTGCTTTTGGGGATGCATCTGAGGCGTGTGCAAATTTTGCCGATATATCAACTTCTGATTTAGCAAGAGTTTATGGTGCAGTCGAAGACATGAAGGTTCGAGTGTTGGCAGATATCTCAGGTATCAATGACATGTTTGACGGTCCGGCGATCACTGCACAAAACAAATGGGCTAACACTGTTCTTTTAAGCACTCAAGAGGTTATAGATAAGTTCACCATGCTAATATCTCATAATGAGGAATTAGCCGGGGTGTCAGATCTGCTCTGGTCTAACAATGTTAAAGGAATGCTCGATGTTGTCAATGCTTTTGATCCAATGAACAATAAGCTGATCGACACGTCAACCATGTACTCTAACATTGCCGAACATGAAGCTATCGTTCAAGAAGCCCATCAGAACTGGGTGAACACTGTAGTAATGACAACCCCACAACTGATAGCGGAGTTCCAAAATATCTGTAATGAGCTTGGGGATCTTGATAATCTCCAAAACTTAGTAGCTGCAAACGATACCAAAAACATGACAGCAGTAGTCGAAGCACACAAGCTATACAATGTGATTATCGCCGATACAATAACAAAGCTCTCAGAAGAAGATCAAAAGATTGCAGATATTAAAGCTGCTACCGATACATGGGCAAGCACGTCAATCATGTCTTACGATCAACTTAAAGCTAAACTTGTAGATCTTATTGCAGCCGATTCTAGGTTATCTGATATGACATTGCTCCTCACTGACGAGAATAGAAACCTTTGGTCTAAGATGTACACAGATCTTACAGGGATTCCGGCTCAAGTGTTAAAGATTGCAGATGCTGAAGATGTTGCTGCACAATCTGCAAGCACTATGGGGCAACACATTGGCCTAATGGCAAAAGCTTCTTCGATGCAAATGCTCTCCTCTGCAATTGGTGGCGTTGGTACTTCCATGACCGGGTTCATTGTCAATGCTATCAAAAGTGGAGCTGAGTACGATAACTCAATCAATGACACTGTTGTTACGCTTAATGAACGGTTGGCCCCGGCCTATCAGTTAACCGGGCAACAAGTAGATGCTCTGAAAGCTAAAGTAACTGAGCTGGGTGGATATGGGAAGTTCAGTGCAAACGATATCGCTAGCGCAATTAATTCTATGGCATCGAGTGGTATGGATTATGGCAATATCATGGGCGGTGCAATCAAGGCCGTGCAAAATGCAGCCGCTGCCACAGATAGTACCCTGGCTAATACAGCTGCGACAATGACGAACATTTACAACCAACAAGGTCCTGAAATGGCTAAGTATGGAGCAACAGCAGAGCAACAGTTTGGGCACGTATCCGATCTGATCTCAAATGCCATGCATAATGCTAATATCTCAATGTCCGATTTCAATAGCACAATGAAGTATACAGGCTCTGTTGCAGGGGGCATGGGGCTAAGTCTCGATGATGTAGCAACTGGCCTAACGCTAGTCGGGAAGGCTGGAGTAACTGGAACGTCTGCTGGAACGTATTTCCGACAAATGCTTTCTGACCTCAACCCTACGACTAAGCCAGCTATTGCTGAGATGGAACAGTTAGGACTGAGAACTAAAGAAGGTGGAAGTGCTTTCTTCGATGCTTCTGGTAAAGCCAAAAGCCTGGCAGATATGCATGATATCTTAGCGAAGTCCGTAGGCAAGCTTTCACCGGAAATGCAAAACCAAGCTATGAAGACAATGTTTGGCCTCCGTTCAATGTCTGGTTTGAGTGCCATGCTTCACATGACAGATGCACAGTACAACGATTTAGCAGCCTCAGTCGGTAAAGCTGGCTCTGCACAAGATCTCGCAAATAAAAAGATGGAAACAACGCAGGGTCAGTTAACGATCTTACACACGAACTGGCAAACATTGTGCAACACTGTTGGCGAAAGATTCCTTCCGATCCTAGATGCTCTTATCCCTATGCTTCAAAAAGGGATTGATTGGTTCAACGGTTTGTCAGGTCCTATGAAGGATCTCGTTGCAGGGTTTGTTGCAATTGGAGGAGCTACATTACTAGGGGCTAGTAAAATTTTATCCTTTGCTTCCAATATGTTATTCCTCAAAATGGCTATGATGGATGCTAGTCGGGCAAAGGAAAATGACATCATTCAATCCCAGGCTCTAATACTTGCTAATGAACGGGTAGCTGCTTCTGCTAAGGAAGCTGCTGTTGCTGAGAATGCACTAGGAGTTGGGGAAGATGTTGCTGCTGAAGGTGCAGTAGCTGCTAATGGCCCTGTCGGGGTACTGAGTGGGTTAATGGCGGCACTTACAAGCCCGATCACTTTAGTAATCGCAGGAATAGCACTTCTGGGACTTGGGTTCTACGAAGCATATCAACACTGTGCTACCTTCAGAGACGGAGTTGACACTATCGTTGGCTGGTTGGAAACCTTCTTAGCAAAAGCCTGGACGGATATCACAGCTGCTTTAACAGCTGCCTGGAAAACTATAAGTGAAGTGTTTACAGCTGCTTGGGATGGCATTTCTAAAGCCGTTACCGCTGCATGGTCCTATATTGGCCCAACGATCCTCAGTGGTGTTAAGACTGTTTACGATTATTGGAAATCCATCTGGCCAGAAATTCAGCAATTATTCAAAGAGGTTTGGGATGTTATGGTGACCCTCCTTGGCCCATATGTAGCAGCCTTCTATGAAGTAATCTCTGCTGGTATCGGGTTTGTCAAAGGGGTATGGAACGATGGTTGGGGCATAATTAGCAGTTCCTTTAAATTAGTTTGGGATGCTGTCGTGGATCTAATCAAATATAACTGGGATGTAATCTCTGGTTTATTTGAGGTAGCAATAGACTTGCTCACTGGTAACTGGGCAAAAGCCTGGACCGATATGAAGACCACATTATCTAATGCGTGGAACGATATAGGTAGGTTTCTCACAGACCTTGTAGGAAACGCTATTACTTGGGGTAAAAACATTATCCAGGGCTTTATAGATGGGATCACAAGCATGATCGGCGCAGTAGGTCAAGCAGCCTCGAACGTGGCTAATACTGTGAAGAACTTCCTTGGCTTCCACTCTCCTGCAAAGATGGGGCCAGGTTCTGATTCTGATAAGTGGATGCCAAACTTAATCAACATGCTCACAGATGGATTGAATAATGGTGTCTCTAAAATAGCAACTGCATCAAGCGCAATGGCCCAACCTATTTCAGACGTGTTTCTTACTCAGGTAAAATCTGCCCAGGACGTGTGGAACTCAACCAACTTCCAGGATAAAACTGCACAGCTCAATTTGAACACAACTGCAACTGGAGCAGCTGCTCAACAGTCCCAAGGCGCAACCACACTTCAAGGTGCTTTGGCCCAGGTTGGCAACGCTCTCCCGATGCAAGGACAGATCCCATTAGGTTCTGTTACCCAACAACCTCAAGCTCAGATGTACCAATCTATTGACCTGGGCATAGCTGGGAAGGCAAGTAACGGTACTCAGACTAACAATATTACAATCAACGTCAATGGCGTTGGCAAGAACGGTGATCAACTTGGAAAGGACATTGCCAAACAACTCCGACTGCAAATGGCAATGGTTACGTCCTAAATATTGAAAAGAAGGAGTCGAAAGGCTTCTTCTTTTATGTTTTTACTTTTCCTTCTTAGGGAATTGGAGTGATACACGTTGACCAATCAAATTAAAATGACCTTTGGTGGAGTGGACTATACAAACTACATTGACTTGGAAAGTGTCAGCATCCAGAACAATCTAATAATGACTTCAGACACTGGCACATTGATAATGCAACTTGATGGTGAATTAGCTAGGCCAAAGTGTGGTCAGGAGTTTATCTGGAATACGGTTGATAGTGATACCGGACTTGAATTGACGAGAGATTTTGGTGGAGTGTTGGTGACCGTTCAAGAAGACACTGAAGGCACTAGCTTAGTATACACTCTGACGGTTAAATCCTACGACCATTGGCTCAACCGCCATTTGGTTGTGTATTGGTTTAATCAATACTATGTTTCAGGTACAAAAACTCAATTGTTATCTCTTGTGCCGGGGGATGCTGCAAACATCAACAACACGACCAGCAACGGTAATGGTGACGGGATCATCAATCGGATCGTTGAAATGTTCTGTCCAGGGTTCACTTGTAATAATGTTGTCGCTGTTCCAACTCAGGTTGTTCCTCAATACTTCAACTACACTGCCCCGTCTGATGCAATTAAGACAATTGCTGATCAGCTTGAGTATGGCTGGTATTGTGATTATTATCGTGATATTCACTTTTATGCTTTTGAAGATTTTCCGAGTCCGTTACCTAACAACACGCTTGATGCAGATAACGACCTTGTTTCGTATGGTGACTTGGAGATTATTGAGGACGGTCAGCAAACGTATAATAAGGTTTTTCTCAAAGGGTTCAAGACTAGGGTCCCTACTCCCCTTCTCTTAACGTTCCAAGGGGATGGATCGTCTCAGCAATGGAGCTTGGGATATCGTGTGTCTTCTATCAAAGGTGACATTGCTGTAGCTGTGTACACTTCAATGGCTAACTACACTGCTGACACTTCTTTTCAGAATACGGGTGTAGCTTCCAGAGGAGTACAGATGACGATTGCTCGGGACATCGTCGATGGAGCACCCGATCAGCCCAGTGCCAGTAACACCGCCTACATTCACTACACACAGTACATGCTTAGACTTCCAAATTATAATGGAGCTGGAATACTACCGTCAGGTTATGTAATTGGAGTGTATTTCCATTATCTCAAGGATGTTATCTACATGGGGCAAGATGTGCAAGCTCAGTCTACAATAGCCGCTATTGAAGGTACTGACGGTTCCTATGAGTATGCCGTCGATGATAAGTCGCTCACCAATAGCACCATCGGAGCACCACAGGCCAAAGCTCAACTATTGATCCAAAAGTATGGCCTACCTCAAATTAGTGGCACGTTCACTTCATTCCTGTCCGGCTGGAGAGCAGGGCAATCATTTCAGCTCGTTACAACTCATCGGATGGGTGGGATTAACCAAAGAATGTACGTACTACAAAATACAAAGACGATTGTGAACAATATCAATGGAGCTTTCGTGACAATGAATCAAATACAGTTTGCAAACAGCCCATATCTAGTGTAACAAAACGACTTAGCCACATGCCTTAGAAGGGGGCTTTTTTAATGTCCGATCCGATAGCTTCAATGATCAATCTAATCAATAATATGAACAATACTGCTCAGTTGGATGATACCGATCCGAACAATGTTGTTGTGCAATGCTTCCTTTCCCCCACTGACACTTTGAGCTATATTGAAGAGAACTTCACTCAGCAATGGGTCCCACCAGTCCCGGCAGATAATTCAATTACTACCGAACTGGTAACGGCATTAGTTTGGGGAACTGCTTTCATATGGGCAGGAGACGGATCTGCCAATACATTTATGTGGTGTCAAGGAGGTTTATACTCATAATGGACAATTTACAACCTAATAATGACAGTTTTCAGACCATCGGTCATGTACGAATATTAGTGCATGAGGCCGATGGTTCTTTAGTTTCAGACAATCTGCACAAAAATACACTGACCAATTATGCCAAAAATGCTTCGGCTCAGATGTGGACCGGGACTGTTCTTGTGACTCCGACAAAGATTGAGCTAGGGAACGGGCTTCCTACTCCTCCATTAGTTACCACCGATCCGACAGACACAAACTTATGGAATCCAGCACCAGCAACTTTGAAAACATGTGACTTTGCAACTGTCTGGTTGAGCTATTATAGTCAATACTCTGTGACGTATCAAACAACGGATTCCGTGGGCACTTGGACCGAAGTTGGTTTGTTCGATGCCAACGGTAATTTATGGAGTCACGTTGCTCTAAACAACTTCATCAAATTGAACACTCAGACTGTAACAGTCCAATGGCAGATCCAACATCTGGCAAGCTAGGAGGGAGTGATAATCCTTGTCAAACGTAATTAAACGAGTAATGCCAGGGGTAGCTCCCTATGCTACTGACGTAGATCAATTTCGTCAGATCCTGAGTGGAACTGCCGATGTTGGTACAATAACCTTTGCTGGACCGTTAGCTCTTCCTGCTTCCCCCACACTTGCTATGGGTGCTGCCGGGGTGTTGAATGGAACCTATAAATACCTGCTTGTTACCGTCACAGGATGGGTAGAAAACAATGGGACCATTCATGCGAATGGATTTGCTCCTAGTGCAGAAGGAACTATAGCCGTTTCAAGCAAGCAAGTTACAGTCACACTACCCTCACTGGCAGCACCAGTAGTGGCTTATGTGGTGTACAGGACTGCAGCAGGGGGAGCTACTAGTTCTGAAAAATTCCTAGCAGCTATTAGTAATGGTTCTACTTCTTACACTGATAATTTGGCAGACAGCTCCCTCGGAATTGGTATGCCTTCTTGGTCAGGAACATCAATCCCTTCTTCTGTGCCATCCGTTAACACAACAGGAACGCCTGTGACGATGAATTCCCCGTTGACTGTGAATAACAATGTGACAATCAACGGGAACTTGAATGCCTCTAACTTTCCAAAAGTCTCTGTTAGCTCAGTAATAAACAGTACCTCTCCTTTGACCGTTGCAACTCTAACCCCAGTTAACACAGGGAACTTTGAAGCAAAAGTATATCTTGGAACGGTTGCAACAGATACCTATACTGTAAGTGTGTTTTGGACAGATCAATTTGGTCTTCAAGCAAATATGCTAGTTAATGCTCAATCGTTTACTGCTGGAAGCTATAATCTTCCAACAATCTTCTTTACTGCTGTAGCCGGGTCTCCAATAACGATTGTAGTCACTTCGGCAGTAACTGGAAACACGTACATCGGCGCATCAATCGTGGGGGTGTGATAAATGTCAGGAACAATTTTACAAAAGACTTACGCAAATATTGGCTCGACGATGGGGACTCAGTTAGCGATTAATACTACGACGAACACATTGTACACACTCAACTCTTCTGCCAAGACGGTTACAGTTGTGAGCATTGCTACTGGAACAATCACAGCAACTATCTCATTGGCAACGACTCCAAGTTATATAGCCGTAAATACAGCAACCAATGTAATTTATGTGACCACTGGGTCTATCAATACTTGCATCGTGATCAACGGTAATACGAACACCATCACAACCACTGTTTCTTTAGCTGGAAGTGGTGGGCAGATGGCAATCAACACGGTGACAAATTACGTCTATATCATTGGTCCGACTAATTCAGTGTACGTGCTGAACGGTGCTAACAATAGTGTTGCAACCACTTCAGTTTATTCGAGTGCGACTATTTACTACGGTAGTGGCAGTGGTATTACTGTAGATACAACCGCTAACAAAGTTTATATTTTGTATACGTCCACTGGCGGCACGGCAACTTATCTATGTGTGCTTGCCGGAACGACTTACTCCACATATGCAACAATCAGCACTACCTCAACTGCAAGCTTGGATCAATCTGTTAGTCTTTTACCGGGGTCAAATTATGCGATTGTGTCCTATGCCGAGGCTACAGGAAGTCTTGTCACGATCAAAGTAGTAAACACATCCACTTATGCTGTGTCAGCAGCACAAACAGGTCCGGGATTAGGCACTGCAACCACAATGTATGGCAGTTGGCTTAATCCAACAACTGGGAACATTTATATTTGCACAAACCTTTCAATCTTAATTGTCAACGGAACGACTGCTGCTATTTTGGGGACTATCCCGTTGACAAATGTTCAATATGCAACAATTAATACCACAACGAACACTATGTATGCCTGGACAGCATCGACAATTAAATCAATTGACTTGGGAGCACTCAATATTGCATCCATTAGCAACTCTCCTAGCTCATTCAATGGTTTTGCAGTTAATTCAGCAAACATACTCTGTGTTTTAGCCGGGAACATCGTCACCTTACTCACCTACGCAACACTCACCACATATTTTCCAAGTGTTAATACCCTTTCTGTAGTAAGTGGTGGGAACCGATTACAAAGTGGGTCAGCTAATACAAATACTTCATATATAGCTACTGTCACTTTTCCCGTTCCCTTCAACTCAGTACCCGTAGTGGATGCTGATTCCGTTGGATCAAACAGTTGGGTAGATGTTACTGCCGTCTCAACCACTTCGTTTTCTGTGTACAGTTACAATGCAACTGGCACAGCTCTGGCAAATGTATCTTTCGGATGGACAGCGGTGGGGACATAAGAAAGGAGATCTAATTTATGAACTACTGGTTTTTATACAATCTCTCTGATGGGTCCCTCTATGGGTCTCCCTACTTGGGACAAGCTGATATCTGGACAAACGTTCCTCCCGATACTGCTGTGTTAGGACCGATTGACAGTGCTATTGCCAGTCCATCGGTGCAGGATGCTTTTTATAACCCACATTATTACACGGTTCAAGACGGGGTGCTTACCCCTCTAAGTAATATAGTAGATTTACAACTTACCGATGCAAAGACAAATAAAATTAATCAAATCCAGCAATCGTACAATGACGTATTGACTGCTGGATTTTCTAGTTCAGCCACTGGGACTCTGTACCATTATGCCTATGAGCAACTGAACCAATTGAAGCTAATGAAACTGGCACTTGATATTGCTAGTGGCAATGTACTATTTCCTGTGCCTATCCCTGCTTCGGACGGAACTGTCATCATGCACGATCAGACTCAGTACACTCTGTTTGCCAAGGATGTTTCCTCGTTTGAATGGACCTTGCAGAATAAATTACACGGGATCATCTGCCCAGGCGGTTCGATCAGTGCAGCTACCACGGTTGATCAAGTTAATTCTATTTCATGGTAATTTCAGAAGTAAGGATGAAAGGAACTGGGAGCATGGGAGAAGATCGGGACATTAATGAACGTGTATCTACGTTAGAAGAACAAGTTCGTGGGATTATAGAAGTTAAATCGAAGATTGATGTTCTCTATAACTTGCTCATGGAAATGAAATTGGACAACGTAAGCTCCAAAGCCGATTATGCTAAAAAAGAAGACTGCACCGTGTGTAGAAGAGAGGTTGACGGACAGATCGAAAAGCTGAATGAAGGAAGGACGAAAATATACTGGGCACTGATCTCGTCTGGATCAGTCTTCATAATTTGGCTACTTGAACAATTGCTCAACATCAAAATTCAATTAGGTTAGGAAACGTGATTTTATGATTAAGAAATTTCATCAATTGGCGGTTGCTACAGCCTTCAATGCAATGCCAACAGACTTTAAAGAGAGGTTCTTAGCGGACTTCTCTTTTGATCTTTTACTAGAAGCTGGTGACATTCCTTACGAGCCAGAATGTTTTGGAGAGAAGGCAGAACTACACCGGGGGCATTGCCTTAAGCTTTATCTTAAAGGGCGATATTTGCACAAGATCGGCGACAGCACTGTGCTCGAACAATTGACCACATTTGCCTATGGAGCACAGCAAGATAACCCTTTAGTCGTCTGTTACAACATTGCCAAGGGAACCCATTTCTTGATCGATATCGGCACGTACCCTCACGTCAACGAGGCTATTTGGGATAAGTACCATACCAAGTTTGAGGAGCTAGCCTCTACTTGGTTTGAATATCATCAACTTATAATTTCAGAACTGGTTCAAAATTACAAGCCTTTTCCAATGAGATCCGTACCGAACCGATGCCGTAAGATTGCAGACGAAGCCTACTTTGCAAGCATTGATTATCTCCCGGCCCTAAAACGTAACGGACAGATAACCGATCTGCAGTGGGCCAGCATGGTTGCTACTCATTGTTACAATTTGATGGACTGGTTCAGCACGTTTGAAAAATTTCTTTGA